CTTAATGTTTCTCTTGTTCTATAAATCGCATCACAAGTATTTCTAATAAACCTCGGTACAGCTCAGTCATAAATCTTACTCCATTGTTTTAATTTGTTGACTTTGTTTTCTACTGCTTGTGTTACAAATTCTGGTCTGACTAGTCCGTGTGTTGTTAATAAATTGATCATACACAATACATCACCTACTTCTTGTTCTAATTTTTCCTGATGCGACATACCATCTTTATGTTGTTGATCTATACCAAATCTAAATATTTTTGAAATTTCTTGTATGACTTCTGCACACTCTTCTTGAGTAATTACAAGTATTTCTCTTTGTTTATCATTCATCAATTAAATCCATGTCTTCTACTAGTGGCACCACATTCCACTTAGCATCTTCAATTAAATCTTTTGCCATTGCGTTTGCTGCTTTTTCAGCCGCTTGCCTCGTTTGGTAAGCATTTTCCCAAATGCGATTACCATCTTCTGTTTCTGCCATTGCAATATATATTTTCATAGTTATATTATAGAGTAATTGTTTGACAAGGTCAATCGTTTGAGAAAATCAATCTCTTTTTTTACGTGGACTAGTATCTACATCTCTTGGTTCGGCTCGTCTACCAGGATGTTTGATTTTTACTCTTGTTTTTTCTGGATCAAACTGTTTGAGTTCTTTGGCTGTTACTTCTTGATCTTGTTCATCTCGCGGATCATAATTTCTATCTACTACATTTCCGTATTGATCAACCAATATTGGATTTTTTTTACCTGTTTTACCAATTCCTCTACTTAATGTAACTCCCTGTATTCTTATTCCTGGAATTCCTAATTCAGTGCTGTTTCTGCTAGAGTCGTTGCGTATTAACCATACCATTAAATGGCTTTCGGGTATTTCTGCTTTGTTGGTAATAACTGCATGGCATTCTACCTTCACTTGATTAGCATCTTGTATAAAGTGCTCGGGTCGAAAAGTTTGTATAACAATGCCGCCTTTGGGATTCAAATCGCTACCAAAAATTGCCGCCATTGCTTCTTCTTCTGTAGGCTCAACAACAATTTCTTTGCTTAGTTCAAATATAGGTGCCCAGTCTGGTGATTTTTCTGTTTTGTTAAGTTTAACTATTCCTGCATCAGTTAGATTATCAATTATAGCTCTAGCTTTTTTTCCAAACATGGTATCTGCACTTTCCCATGCTTCGGCATTTAATTTCTTGATTGATATAGGAAGATTTCTATCCGGACTAACTAGAACCACATCAGCTTTTTTTCTACCCTTAACATCTCGCCCTGAAATGTCAACTTGATTGCAATTGTTAATAGTTAACGATTTACCTCTGTTATCAACAAATGTTATGTTTGCTGATCCATACTTTTCAATTACACTTTGTATTATACCAGCAAGTTCTATTTCGTTAGCAACACCGGCACTTTTATCGCCTTGAACTCCTTTGTCTTTTACAACAATTTTTACCTTGCTTTGCCAAAATTCAACATGTCCAATGCTACTAGGTTGATAAGGACTATATCTTGCCTGCACATCAGGGTTGGCTGCATTGATAATTTCTACTAGATCTAGTAGAACTTTGTGTCTAAAAGCTTCCTTAATTTGTCCATCTGGTACCTGTACCAATACAGCTACAAGGTTGCCTGATATTTTTAAGTCAGTATATCCGTTTTGTGCCAGTATTTGCTGGACATCTGCTTTTGAGGCTGCTTCAGTAAGTATGTTAATTAAATTGCGCATGATAACATATTTACCGCGCTGTGTTTACAGACGCTCTATGTCCTCTTCTATGCATTTGTCACCGTACTGTATTTCAACAATAGTGCATGGTTTAGTAAAAGGATTAGTCAATTGATGCCAGGTGTTTTTAGGCACACGCCATTCGTCGTATTTGCTTAGTATTTTTGGCGGATTGTTAAGATCACCAGGTAAAGCCATGTTAATCATACAAGTACCTTCAATAACCATCCAAAATTCACTACGGAACTGATGTCTTTGCATACTTAAAGTTTGCCCAGGCTGTACTGTTAGGGTTTTTACTTTTGCTCCAGGAATTTCATTTAATACTGTATATGAACCCCAAGATCTTTCCATTTCTACTGAGGCCCAACGCCGTAATATATCGCTGCTGCTATTTTTTTTATTATCGCCGCCTACTCCAAACACAAACTCTATGCCCGGTTCGGACAACTCAGGAATGTTTTCTACAGTCCGATCACCACCATTTGCAAATATCAATTTAGCATCAGGATAGTGTGCTCGTACTTGTTGAATAAAATGTCTTGCTGAATCATCATGGTCGTCAAATGTATAAACTTCGTCAACCATTGACAAGTTGTTTAATACACACAAACGCTCATTCCAAGGCATAAAGGCGCGACCTTTTTTACGCTCTAACCATTCGTCGCTATTGAGTCCTACTATTAACATATCTCCAAGTGCTCTAGCTGCTTTGAAATATGCAATATGACCTGAATGTAAAGGATCAAAACCTCCATTTGCAAGAACTATTTTCATTCTTTAATTTTGTGGAAATCTTTATCAAGCCAAGTTGTAATAATTTCTTCTTGTCTTACATATCCGTAAGTATTGATACATTGCACTACACTTTCATTTACAAGATCAAGATCAATCAGATCGTGCCATGTAGTAGTTTTAGGATTCATTGGTTTGATATCACTTTTGTAAGTAGCTAAGTAAAGCCACATATCATTTTCTTTTTTATAAAAGTAAGCATCTTTACAATCAAACCCATTCACTGCTAACATATACATAAGACTTACAACATTGTGATTGTAGTACCAACCATTATGACTAATGTTGTTAAGTCTGTTGTACTGATAATGTACCGCTTGTGGCATTGAAAGAATGAGCATGCCGTTCACATTCATCATTTCATTCCAATTCTTTAAAGTATTAAGAGGATTAGTAATATATTGAAAATTATTGTGGCACCAAACTAAATCAATTTGCCTTGGTATAAATCTTTGTTCTTCTAGATCAACTTCTATTACTTTAACATTTGGTAATAAACTTACTGCATTCTTTATTCTTTTTATATTTGTATCAACTGCATAACACAGATAATTTCTAGGTTCAGGTGGATCGTCTCTGGTTTTAAGATTGGCCCACCATTCAATGTTAGATCCGTCGCCGCATCCAAAGTCAGCTATAACTTCAAGACTGTCTAAAAATGTGTCATATTCATAAAGTAAATCACGTATAAACTGTGTATGTGTGTAACTTTCGTATGAATTTTTAAACAGACCCATTTTGTAATACCTCAATAATAATTTTTTCTTTAAGTGGTTTTAATCTTGATTCTAATTGATAACAGGCTTCTACTAATTCAGATTCTGCTCCCCAATTTAAATTATGAATTAAATTTACAGCCCATCTTCCACAAACATCTTTTTCTATTTGTATATCAATGGCATTATTTTTTGGCCGTGCAGTATTACACAAAGCCCATTCATGTAACAATATTTTAGCGTGTTCTTTGTAATTCATTATACAACAATATCTTCCATACCTGCTGTTCTTAATCTTACCACATGACCAAGCATAAAGTTTTTACTTTCCAAACCTTTCATAACTCCGAGCCATTTGTTTCTAAGCAAAGCAACTTCGTTAATGATAGTTTCAAAGTCAATGACTTCGTCCTCACCATCTGTATATTTCTCTGCGTCGCGACTGGTAAGAGCCCGGGCATAAGCTTCCAAATACTTTTGAAAATGCTTTCGTCTAATTTTACGAAGTTGTATATTCAGATATTCAAGTACCGCTTCGATCTCTTGTAGCTGATTAAATCTATGCTCTGTAATTCCAGGTAAATTCGCAGCGGCTTTTTCAACATTACCTCGTATAAATGTTTCTTTTTTTGCCTGTACAAGTTCACCTTCATAATAATCAATGAAGGCCGGAATTTGTCCAAGATCCGCAACAATTTTATTATACCACATATTCTTTGTATTTTAATAACCATGGAAAAGTTGATTGCCAATCAGTATTTCTTCTTCTGTCAATTTCATTTAAAAAAGTATAAAGCTTCTTAATTTCTGTGCGGTCAATCTGAGAATTTTGCAAATATTCTTTAGCTATGCCCTGCATATATTCAAATTTTATTTCGTCTTCGCTGGTGTTACGTGGCATTAATTTTAATATTTTTTCAAAGTCTTCTGCAAATTCTTTTGAGCCTAAAATTGACGGAATCATGTAACTGGGGCCAGGAGTAACAGTCGAAAAACAGTGTCCTACATTTTTTTTATTTCGCCATTCAATTAATTTTTTTATTAGTGTTGGCATTTGTTTAATAGTTAAATTTGTAATTGTCTGATTTATGTGCAGAACCAACCACGGTATTTCTAACAATAAATTAAAATTTCTTTCCCATGTTTTTAAATTTAACCCATATCGAACAAATTCTTGTTCATTGCCCCAACTGTCAATACTACAGGTAATATCCAGTCGTTTAATTCGCTTTTCTATTATTAGTTGTTGAAAGATTTGAATACATTTTTTTAATCTAGACTCACTTACCATTAAATTTGTTATGATATTTACTTCTAATTTGGAATTTTTATTCTTTTGTAAAAATTCTAAAAATAAATCTAATTCTTTTTGTACTAGAGGCTCACCGCCTAAAAAATGCAATCTTTCCAGCTGCTGATAATTAGTATCAAGCCAAGAAAGCGAAGAAGATATTAAATTGTTAGAGTTGCTGATAGGAATTTCTTCAAGTAATACTCCATTCTTTTCAAATTTTCCAAATTTTTTATTTTCTTGATTTATTCGACTACTTAAATCACCTTTACAATAAACACATGATAAATTACATACGTTATTAATAAAAATTTCAAGTACTCTAGGAGTAACATGAATAGCGACAGGATCAGTATCAAGTTCAGTAGGAATTAAACCAGGTTGACTGAGCATATGCAATCTATCGCTTACTCCGCCACTATCCTCAATATTTTTACAATATCTGCAGCTTTCGTCAGGCCAACGGCCTTGTAGCATATTCTGCCTGTCACTGATAACTAATGGATTGTTATGAAAATTGGAAAAATTTTCAACAGTCAACGGATAGTAGGCTGTTCTATGACAAGTAGCAGATTTGGCTCTATCCAAATAAAGAGCGGACCATGTCCACTTTAATTTACATGCTGTGTCTGTGTGAATGGGAAAATATTTTTCTTTGTTTGACATTCATTCTTCATCAAGTTCGTAATCATCGTCATCTAAATATTCATCCATGGCTCTTTTCACAAAGCTATCTGCACCGCTAAATTCTTTAAGCTCTTTGTCACTAAGATTGTCAACTAGCATGCTCACAAGATTATCAGCAGCGGCTTGTCGTTCTTTAGCAGGAATATATTCTTTAAGTGTAATATAAGATTCAATTAATACCTCAACATCAATACTCATTTGACTGTTTCCTTAAATTTTGTAGAAAATAAATCAGATGCACAAGAAGTGCATGTTTCTTGTTTGCATTTCATAGCTTTTTTAAACAATGAAAAATTTTTATCATGTAGATTACCCAATCTATCATTGCGGCAATTTCCAGCATAAACAGTAAAGTCATTGTCAATAAAAATACTGTCTACTCCAACATTACAATACCAATCTTTCCAGTGATGCAAATGTTTTGAATGAATTTGATCAGTTGATACTTCGATTGAACTACCGTTTTTTAAAAACACTATTGCGTTACAGTGTTCATTTTTGTATAAATTTATCATGAAAAAAATCTATCTTTTGTGTTTGGACAGGCAATGGCGATTTACCTTCTTTAAAGTCATAAATTGGATGCATATAATTATCTATATTCATTATATCAAGATAATTTTTATATTTCTTAATTCTTTCCTGATGCCAAGGTTCGTTCATAATGTTAACTTTTATGCTACAATTTGTATTTTTTGATAATTCGTTTATTTTAGTAACAACACGGAAAAATTTATCCTCATTGATAAATTCGCTATGTGTAGAAAAAGTTATCCAGTCGCAGTAATTAATTGCTTCGGTATAAAATTTTATCGTGGCTGTTCCATTTGTTATAAATCCCATGTTTGCTATTAAATCTTTATACTCGTTATGCAGCCAACTTAAAAACGGAAGAAAATTTTTATTTAAGGTGTTTTCTCCTCCTAAAAATACTATCTCATATTTTTTTAAGGTCGTATGATTTATTTCAATGATTCTTTTCCAAGCAATCTGTAAATCACTTAGTGACTTGTCTGGTGTAGTATAACTGTGCCACATATCCGGACAATAACTACAATTGTAGTTGCATCTAGTTCCTATTAACCAATGAACAATAAAACTTTTGAAATATGGTTCAACTCTGATTATAGGATTATCTGTACTTACTGCAACGTAATTTTTATTCTTGTTCATTAATAACAATTTTATGAGGATTCATTGTGTAATCTATCATAACTTTATCAAGTGATCCATCTTCATTGCGTTCCCACGCTTTGCGGAATTGCTTGATAACGGTTCCATCTGCTAGCGTGTATTTAAGACTGTTACCTTCTTTCTGCAACAAACCTTTGCCTTCAAACATGTCTACTAGACCGCTATAAGGATTCATACCGGACTCATAAGGAATTTTAACTTGAACACTCTCAAATGGTTTAGCATAACGTGTTTTCATAATCTTACAGGCAGCGCGGATACCTTTGACTTCGCTAATTTTGTTGCCATCTTCGTCTTCTTTAAGTTTGAGTTTCCTCATTGCAACAACAATACTTGATGCATAGATAAAGCCTTGTCCACCCGAGATCTTGTCATCTGGATCAAACATGTCCTGACTTGCATATGTATGGTTTGTAGCAACAAGTCCAATGTTTAAACTACCAAACATGTTTACACAGTTACGAACAAGTGCTGTTAGTGCTTTGGGCTTACGACCCATGTCACCTTTGAGATCGCCGGCTTCGAACTGGTTTACATCAGTTGGTGTTAGCAACATACCTAAACTGTCTAATACGATTAAAACTTTGGGGCGCTGGTCCTCGGGCAGTGTTTTGTACTCTTTAACAAACTCTGTAATCATTTTGGCCACATCATCAATCATAGCCATATTGAGTTTAAGGAGCTTATCCTCACTTGTATCAACGCCGAGTGCGTGAAGCCAGGCCTCGTCGAGTGCGTTTTCACTATCGATAAGAATAACATATATACCTTGTTGTTGTGCGTTCTTAACCAGATTTCCTGAGCAGATGAAGCTTTTGCCTGCACCAGACTCTCCAGCAAACACAGTAACCTTACCCATTGGAATACCCTTATTAAAATCCCCGCTAATAAGATAGTTAAGAGCGTAATTGTTTGTGCTGATCCAGTCTGTTGG